GTTTGGTTCTAACAATTCCTCCAGGTCTAGTGGTAAGAATATCATCCATGTTCACCATGCCATCCATGATCGCCACTCTGTTGTTGTTGGTTAAATACATATTGTCCAGCAATTGCCGCATGACCGTTGATTTAACCAGTTGAATATCCTCGACCAGTTCAGAAACCGATCTTCCGTAAAATCTGTGAGGCATTGGGATAGGCGTTAAAGAGCAGAACGGCATGGAATCCACTTCTGTATTTTCAAGAATATCCGATGTGCCGCTACCGCCTACGCAAACCTTCCTTAATTCCGCAATTCCATCACCGTCATAATCCATTCTGAGATAGCATTCGTAAATTTCAACCTGTTCCGTTGATTTATCGGTTGCATGATTGAACGGACTTTTATCAATATCGCTAAATCTGGTAAGTCTTTCGCTGTTGTGCAATATATTTTGTGAGGATGGAAGTTGTTCAACCACCTCTTTGTCAAACCCTATTTCAATGAGTTCGCTTCTAGTTTTATAAACTTTGTGGGCGACAAAATTCGCATCCTCGATGGTCTTTGCACTTTTCGCAATTAGAAATTCCTCTGGAGGAACATTTTCTATTTTGACTCGACCAAACTTGTGAGTTCTTTTGATCTTGCAGTTATGTATTTTCGGAGACGGCATCTCAATAGCTTCGCCCTGTGCTTCAGCCAAAGCCTGAACCTGTTGCATTTGTTCTTTTGCCTTCTCATCTTCAAACTCCTCTTCGTCAACCACTTCAATGCTGTCGTCATTAAGAAGCAGTTGATAGTCCGTATCGCTTAAATTCTTATAAGTTTCGTATTCAACCTTCTGGCTTTCATCCCAAAAGACTTTTACAATTCCGTTCTTTTCAAGAAGGGCATCCTTGAACCAGGTGTACAATATTGAAAAACCTGAATTGTCCTTATTGAAAACATAGTTAATATAATTCGTTGCCTGATCCGCCAACGCCACATCTTCCGCCTTAACCGGCTCGCAGCGAACCACATTGTTAGAGGCTGTAAAAATTCTTAGCAGGTTCGGCAGAATGGTTTCAACGGTGTCCGCCACATCGGTTGAGATGACCTGGCTTCTTCCATCAATTTCCGTTCCCAGCTTTTCACCCAGATAATATTCCAGTGATTTTTTTCTTTGAGAGGAAAGGCTGCCGCCCATAAATCCCAAGGCGTTGTTAATCTCTCCGCTAATAATTGATCTTAATTCTGTATCTGATATTTTTGCCATTATTATTTCTTTTTAAAAAAATCTTTTAAATTTTTAAATTTTTTTTTAACTTTTTGTCGTTTTCTTTTAGCATCTTCTTTAAAATATTTTTTTATACCCTCCATGGTTTCTTCTTGATCTTCCAATATAAAATCTCCAGCATTCCATCTTTTTTTTGCATGTTTTTTTTGTTTTATTAAAAATTGCTCAATTTTTTTAATAAATGTTGATTCTGTTTTGTTGGTCATTATTTTCCTTTCATTAAACTATATAATTTGTATTGACCGGAATATGCTTTTTCCAATTGGTTAATTCCGCACCCTCTCCGACAATGCCGGTCCTGAAGGCATCTGCACAGTGCGAGGCATAATTGTGCATGGGCTTGTTTCTGAAGCATTGGTTTTTTTCATCCCACCGTTTTTGATAGGCTTTCAAATATTCAATTCCTTTTTGGCACTTGTTTTTGTCAAACCAGCATTTCGATAAGCCCTTTCTAACCGCTTCAATGCCATCTTCAATTGATAATTTGGGAGCCACCTCAAACGAGATGCCCAGTTCCAACGCACTTTCAAGTCTTGACTTTCCAAACGCACCCAGTTCCCTGACCTTAATGTCGAAGGGAGCTATGTGCTTTGAATAATCAAACCCCTGCTGGTCAAGGATATGGGAATAGTGATCCAGTCCTTCGCCTGCATTTTCGTAATAGTCGATCAGCCTGATCTGCCCTCGATTGCGCTGTACAAACCAAATGGCGGTCTGGTCGTTCATGCCAAGATCCCACCAGGTTTCCACATCAAGATTTTCATCATGGGGAACGTCTGTAATTCTTTTCTGGGATTCAAGCTCCTCAATAATGGCTCCGTAGTAGGAGCCGGTAATTGCCGCCTGAAAGGAACATTCAAATTCCTGATCGTACAAATCCTCGGACATCACCGATTGCGCCGCCCTGAGTTCGCCATCGTCAAGAATTTTTGTCTGGCTTGCCCTGAAAACGCAGGTGTACCAATCCTTGTCCGACTTTGCCTTCTGGTGCAATTCGTAAAAATAATTTCTTCCCTTCGGCGTTCCAATGAATACGCACCAACCCTTGCGGTCTGCCAAGGCAGGTCTGATGATTTCAGGAAACAGATTAGGATTAATGTTCTGGGATTCATCCAGAACGCATCCGTCTAAAAATATTCCCCTGATGCCCTGATCGTTCTCGCCTCCAAGGATGGTAATTCTTGAACCATTCGGAAGGTCGCACCGTAGTTCAGATTCGTTAAATTTCGTTCCTGGTATTTTGCCGGCATAGGTCTTGATGTAATCCCATGCTGTGGCCTTGCCCTGCTTGAATGTCGGTGCTACAAAGGCATACCTTGCATTAGCCTGTGGGCTGGTCAAGGCAGCTCGTATCATGTGGTTGATGCACATGACTGTTTTGCCTGCCCTTCTGTGCAGGACTAAAACTGAAAACCGGCTCTTATCAATTTTATCATGCAAAAATTTTTGCAATTCTCTTGGTTTGTAAGGAATGACAATCTCTGGCATTTTAAATTAAAACCCCCTCAATCCTATCTTTTGCAATATTAAAATACTTTTGATCTTTTTCAATTCCAATAAATTTTCTGTTTAAGTTTTTACAAGCAACCCCTGTACTTCCTGAACCCATTGTAAAATCTAAAACTGTATCGTTTTCGTTAGTATAGGTTTTGATTAAGTATTCTAATAAAGCTACTGGTTTTTGAGTTGGGTGATTGCCATCTTTTTTTTCTTTTGAAGAAGAATTAACTATAGGATTATAAATTATAGAACTTGGATATTTGTAATTTTCGTCATATACATTAAAGTTTCTTGGTTTGTAATCTGTTTTAAAACTTACTTCTTGATCATCTTTTCTAATTGTCTGCCAAGATAAGTTATTATTTTTAATACTTTGTTTTACTCTATTAGAAATTCTTTTTATTTTTTGAGGATAATATTTATTTTTTATATAAAAAATTGATATTATTTCATGGTATTTTTGAGGTTGATATTTACTAGCACCAAAATTTGCACCTCTATCTTTTTGCCAAATCCAATCATATTTAAACTGTTTAATATTACTCATTCTTAAAGCACTACTAAATGGCTCACTACCAAATAAAGCTATACAACCATTATCTTTAATAATTCTTTTTAAATTAAGCCACATTAAACTAAAAGGAATTACACTATCCCACTTACAAGCGGTTGTTCCATAAGGAGGATCAGTTAAGACTATATCCACACTTTTATCTGAAATTTTTGGTAATACATCCAGGCAGTCGCCCAGTATTAACTCTTGGCTTTGCAAAACAAAACCCCCCTGTTTAATGTAGCGTTACTCCAGGTGGCACATACGATGGAGCTATGCCTAAATCATGGATAATGCGATGACTAAACTTTTGGGCTTCTTCGTTGTCTTTAAATCCTCCAAAATGGATAACCACAGAGTTGCTGCTTTCAAGCACATAAACGATGGCTGGGTAGTTTTCTTCTGGTCCGATCATTAAATTTTCCTTGTCTGTTTGTGTATGAGTCCTATCAATATTAAACAACCGTCAAATTTTTTTTTGATGGTGTGCCTCGCTAAAAACCCCCTGAATCCTGGTGTTTTTTTCAATAAATTATTAACAACTGATTCATAATCAGTAGTTATTGGTTAATTATCCTTGTTTTGATTGTCTTTTTTAATCTGGGTATGCAGGAAAGTATGCAATTTGTTTAATAAATGTTGAAGGATCTATATTTTTTCTTAATAGTTCCGGTTTGCTGCTATAATCATAGTGTGTCAATGGTTGTTTATAATTTGAAACAACAACACCAACAGGCCAATGAATGCTTGGTGTTTTGTTACTTCTCCCATTTAATAGTCAACGGTTTATCACCGCCAGATATTGAAAGTTTATCACTTTTTGAATACCTACCAGGAGCTAACACACTGGAAAGCCATTTTGCATTGCTTTGCATCTCTTTAATTAAGTGAGAATAAGAGAGATCACCCTTCTTCTCTCCATTTTCTAAGTTCTTAATAGCCTCCAGTAGTTTATCGTGCGCTGCCGATATTATAATTTCAATTCCTATTTTTTTTGAATTGTAGTATTTCTCAACTAACTTCTCGTTGTCTTTTAATTTGTTAGCGAATGTTGCCCAGCTTACCATATCCGGATCACTTGTTATTTTTCTAATGGACTCTCCCTGTCTTAATCTGTCCAGTATTTTTTCTTCAATTTCTTTGTTGTATCTGTTGTATCTTGTCATTGTTTAATATGTTCGTTTAATGTTCTTAATTGGTCCTATCTGTTGCAATTATGCAACACTTCCTAGTTATATTCCTTGTTAATGTAATTATCTTTTATCTATAATTTGTCTGTTGACACTTTGTTGTCATTAGTCCATATTCCAGTTATGATTCAAATTAACTTAATTAATAGAAAGAGAGGAAAAAAATGATTGCTATCAAAAAAGTTAATGGAGCATTTAAAACTTTTTACACTTTAATAGATGATGCAACAAATAAAAATGTTGGTTTTGTTAAAGGTAAAAACTGGTTAATTAAAAGACAAGCATGGGAGTATTGCAACAACCAAAATTTTTTAACTAATCATAAAAACACTGGACACTATAATAAAATTACTAAGTGTTGGTTTTTTGATAATTCAATAGAAAATTTTATGGAAGATGCAAACAAAAGAATAGAGATCCAAGCAACATTGGATCAGTATAAAAGACTAAACAAACAAATATAGAAAGGAAAGACAATGAACACAATTAAAAACTTAGATCAACAATACTTCGATAAAAAAATTGACTGGAGTACTTTTGAAAGTAAAAAAGAATCAATTTTAAATAAGTTTAATAACTCTTTTAAAACTTGGCTAGATACCTTTATAGAGGAAAAAAACTTAAATATGGAAGATTCTTTTGAAATTGAGAAAGATGGTAACTTAAATATATTTTCATATAAAAGTGTCTATGAATATATCTTAATCAGTACACCGGAGGAAAAGAAAAATATTAAAAATACTATTGTGAAGATAGATTTTTTAAACGGTGATGTATTACACTTTTTCAGACACTTAGCCAAAGCAATAGCAATATAGAAAGGATCAA